CGCAATCTGGGCAATCAATCAACTTACGTTGATGTTTGCAAAGATCAATCTACCCTGCTCCGAAAGCAGGAATAGGAAGGCGATATCAGATTATGTCAAGTGTGAGACTGATCTTAAAACTAGTGATCGCTCTGGCTCTAACAATCTCCTTATGGATTTTGCTAGGATCAGTAGCTTACTGTGGGCTGACGTGTTGTCAAGGGCAGACCAACTGGTCTACTCTGGGGATGTTATCCCCGCTCACGGTCCAGGAAGTACCGCAGATTCACTTCTCGGAAACGAGAAATGGACCATGCGTCAGTGGACCCGAAGGTTAGACAGCGCTTTTCCAATGGAAAAGATGCTGATTCCTAACTTTCGGTACCATGATGTCCTGGATCAGTTTGAGATCAGCGAACCTGGAGCTGAGATGCCTGTCAAAGTCATCTTAGTTCCTAAGACACTGAAAACACCCCGTGTGATTGCCAAAGAGCCTACTGTCATGATGTTCATGCAGCAGTCTCTAGCAGCAGTCATTACGGAATCTGTCGAGCGAAATGACTTCGCAAGACAGGTTATCGGCTGGCAGTCGCAGATCCCTAATCAGGATCTGGCCCGCGAGGGCTCCTTCACAGGACGGCTGGCGACGCTAGATCTTAGCGAAGCGTCCGATCGTGTTTCCAATCAGCATGTAAGGGCTTTGTTACATCGTTGGCCGCACTTGCGTGTAGCCGTTGATGCGACGAGGTCCCGAAGGGCTGATATACCTGGTGACGGTGGTAGTACAACAATCCGCCTATCCAAGTTTGCGTCTATGGGTTCAGCGTTGACTTTCCCGTTAGAGTCGATGGTCTTTGCGACCATTGTCTTTCTCGGGATCGAACAAACGCTCAATCGCCCGTTGACCCTTAAAACTGTTCAACGTTTTAAGGATCGGGTACGCGTCTATGGGGATGATATAATTATCCCCGTAGAATTTGTGCCAGCGGTCACTTCATTGCTTGAGACTTTCGGGCTCAAGGTCAATGTTGACAAGTCTTTCTGGAAAGGAAAATTCAGAGAGTCTTGTGGCGGAGAGTATTACGACGGAACGGATGTATCTATCGTTCGTATTCGTCGAATGCTTCCCGTCGACCGCAGGGACGTTTCTGAGATAGTGTCGCTTGTCGAAACACGCAACCAGTTTTACTTGGCTGGCATGTGGAGATCAGCGGCACACCTCGATTCTTTGATGGCACGGCTTAAACTACCGTTCCCCATCACTGAACCGACGTCTCAGGGATTGGGTCGTCGCAGTTTCCTCGGTTATCAAGCCGAAAAACACTGTACTGAACTACACAGACCTTTAGTCAAGGCACTGGTAGTCAGTTCCACCATTCCAGTGAACAAGCTGGATGGTGTCGACGCCCTTTTCAAGTGCTTGTCTAGAACAGCCCGTGCCTCCTTAATGTTAGGTGGTGCGGAATGGGAAAACGACCTCATGCCAAGGGTCGACGACGAGCATCTGGAACGTTCCGGACGCCCGCGGCGCGTTAACATGAAGCCGCGATGGATCACACCCTTCTAGTATAGAGGGTGTGAGGTTGGAAAACTTCCAACCGTGAGGGCTCTCAGTGGGCCCCTTGGGCCAATAGTCCGGCTAGATCAGCA